TTCGTAATATTTTTGTTTTTTAGCCATTGATGGAAGCCTCCAGCTTCTCGGTTTTTTCTCTTAAGCGCTTCAACTCGTCGGCAAGAGCTAAAAAGCGTTCGGTGTTTTTTCGAATGTCGTTGAGCCGCAAACGGGTTAAGTCTTCTTCATGCGGATCCAATAAAATCCGTATGGCGTGCAGCAAAGCCGACGCTTCCAAGTCGAGTTCTTTGTATTTTTGCTTTAACTCATACAGTTTGCCGCGCCAAAGTGTTAGTTCATTCATCGCTTTTGATCCTGTTTGTGCTGATTGGCTTGCGTTCACACATGTTAGAGAAAAACTCCACTTTGTTTTCGATACGCGCCAAAATCATCGTATGCGCCTGAATGGTTTGCATGTTTTCTCGCAGCAGCTGAAACGTTTGATCGCTTTTTTTGTCCATCTGTTCCAGCATTTTTTTCCAGTTTTCATCCGACTGGCGAAACACCTCAACCCATTGTTTTGCCTGGTTGCGGTGATAAACCATCCAGATGGCGAACACGATTGCCGAAAAGCCTACTTCTTTCACCAAGTCCATTATCAAGTTTGTTTCTGCCATGAACAAAAATCTCCCTTTTATTTTTTCAGGTCAATGTAGTTGTTTTTTCACACGTTAAACCACTGCAGCACGCAGTAGCGGGAACAATCTCAAAGGATTAGATTTTTCGCAGCAAATAAAAAATCGGAGGCGCTGTGTATCAAAACGAGAAAGATTTTTACCATGGTGTGTTGGCGTTTATGGCTACGGTCGCAATTATAATGCTGTGCTATTGGTTGTCTGGCGGCGGGGCTGTTGCGATGCTTTTCGGGTGGGTTGCCGCGTTTTTTTTGGTCACCTGGGCGCAGGCGGTTTATGAGCTTTCGCAGTGTTATAGCGACGACGAAATTGCCAAGCATGGCGGTTTTTATGCCTGGCGCGAAAATAGTAAGACGGATTGGGGATGGTGTTTTCGCGGGTTTTTTATGGCTATTCCGGTCGGTTCTTTATTGTCAATTTTAATTACAGGTTAAGCAGATATGAACGAATGGTTTGAAATTTTTCGCTCCGGAACGCATACCGACTCGATGGGTCGCACAATGACCTGGACAAACGAGGACTTGGATAAGATTGTAGCAAACTACAATCCGGAAGAAAGTGAAGCGCCGATTGTTATCGGGCATCCCAAAACCAACCACCCCGCGTGGGGTTGGATTGCCGCACTTAAACGCGTTGGCGATCGCCTGTTGGCGTTGCCGAAGCAGGTTGTGCCGGAGTTCGCAGAGATGGTTCAAAAGGGGATGTTTAAAAAGCGCAGCATCAGTATCGACCCGGAGCAGCATCGGTTGATCCATGTCGGCTTTTTGGGTGCCGTTCCGCCGGCAGTAAAAGGGCTGAAGGATATTGAGTTTCGGACGGGCGAAGAGGTCAGCGAATATGCGCTGGATATGGAAGACGTAGAAACAAAGCTCAATGTCGTCGCAAGAATCTTTCAGCTTCTGCGTGATTTTTTGATTGAGAAGTTTGGTCGAGAAGAAGCGGCTTCAATTATTCGCCCCTGGGAAATTGACGAGCTGCTTAATAAAGGGGAAGGAAGAATAAACTTATCTACGCAAATTACAAACGAAGAGGATGATGATATGACTCAGACAGAATTGCAGGCGCGCATAGAGGCGCTTGAGAATGAAAATCGGCAATTGCAGGAACGGTTGCAAAGCATTACCGAGCAGGCGCAGCAGTATCAACAGCAGTTAACCGAGCGCGAACGCGCCCGGCGCCGCGAAGAACTCTCTGCTTTTTGCGACGAGCTTGTAAAAAACGGACGTATTACCGAAGCGCAAAAGAACAATATTGTAACGGTTTTGGAGTCTTTGAGCGATGCCCCGGATGTTAGTTTTGCCGAAGGCGAGCAGCGACAGCCGGCGGAGGTGTTGCGTGAGTTTTTGCGGTCGCTCCCGGAGCAGCTGGTAATGCGCGAGTTTGCCACGGGCGACAACCGGGAGGAAGATGAAGACAGTGCCGAGCCGCACGAATATAGCGGCAAGGTAGACGAAACAAGGCTGGAGTTGCGAAACAAGGCGGTTGTGTTGATGAAGAAAGAACGCATCAGTTTTGGAGAAGCCGTTCGCAAGGTATTGCAGGAACAGTAAACCCTCCCCCGAATACCGGCGTCTGCGATTGATATCGCGGCGCCGTAATCGGGTTTAAAAAAGAAAAACTTAACAAAAACGGAGATGTAAAATGCCAAGATTACAAGAGTTGCGAGTTGTTGATCCCGTATTGACCGAAGTGGCGCGGGGATATTCCAACGCGGATTTTGTAGGGACGGCTTTGTTCCCGGTTGTTCCGGTGTCCAAAGAAGCCGGAAAAATTCCGCAATTTAACAAGGAAGCGTTTCGCATTTGGAACACGGAGCGCGCTATTCGCGCAAAATCGAACGTGATTCCGCCTTCCGGGCGATCGCCGCTGGACTTTGTCACCAAGGAGCACGACCTGGCGTATCCGGTTGATTATCGCGAAGAAGAAGAAAGCATGTATGACGAACAGGAATACGGCACAATGGTAACCATGGAAGGTATTATGTTGACGCACGAAAAAACCTGTGCCGACATTGCCACCAACCCGGCAAACTATCCTGCTGGCAACAAAACAGCACTTTCCGGAACGGATGTGTGGAGTGATTATGCCAACAGCGACCCTATCGCGCAGATCAAAGATTATAAATCTGCGGTGCGAAGCCGCATCGCCAAATACCCCAACACGCTTTTGCTGGGTGCTACGGCGTTTGAGGCATTACAAAACCACCCGAAGGTGGTTGAGCGCATTAAATACAGCCAGTTGGGCGTCGTCACGGTCGATTTGTTGAGTGCGCTGCTCAATATCGAGAATGTGGTTGTGGGTAACGGTGTTTACAGCTCCGACGGCGACACTTTTGCAGACATCTGGGCGGACGTAGCCATCCTGGCTTATGTGCCGCGTGATCCGCGCACCCCTTACGAACCTTCTTACGGTTATACTTTGCGCAAGCGCAACATGCCGGAAACGGACGTGTATGACGAAAACGGCGGCAAGGTGCAAATGGTGCGGACAACGGATAACTGGCAAGTGAAGATGGTCGGGCCCGATGCCGGATATCTGGTTACCAATATTGTCGCATAACAAAAAGGAGAACACTTGATGGCTACTTATGTTGTCAAAGATATATCGCTGCGGCATAACGGCAAGCGTTACCAGCCGGGTGATAAGGTTGAATTAAACGACGCAGAAGCAGAGCGACTCTCTGCTTATGTGGCGCCGTATCCCGGCACTCCGGTGCCCGGAGCCACAGAACAGGGAGACGCTGAGCCTGGAGATGCCGGCAGAAAGCAAAAAAAACAGAGCGGTAATAAAAAATAAAGGATGACAAGAGATGGCAAAGACATTTAAAAGCGCTTTAACGCTTACCGTAACGGCAGCTGTGGACGTTTTGCAGCACCGTTTTGCAGGATTTGACGGGAATTACGCCGCCGCCGGCGCACCGGTATACGGCGTTTTTCAAGCGGACACCGCATCCGGAGAAGCCGCGCCGGTTGACGCTATCGGAGAGCTGGTAGTAGAAGCCGGCGGGGTAATTAATGCCGGCGCAGCCGTAGAGGTGGGCACAAACGGCAAAGCAGTTGCTCAAACATCCGGTGCAATAGTGGGATATGCAGTTGACGCCGCAGCGGCGGACGGAGATTTGATTCGCGTTTTGGTGAAGTGATGTATTGCACTTTGCGGGACATCGAAAAGGCGATATCGACCGAGGTGGTGATACAGTTGACAGACGACGAGAACCTCGGCATTATCGACCCGGATCACGTTGATAACGCGATATCGTGGGCACAGGCAATTATCGACAGCTACCTGGTAACGCGCTATCCGGTGCCGTTTAATACGGTGCCGGAGCTGATAAAGTTTATTGCGGTAGACCTGGCTGTGTATAGCCTGTATACCCGGCGCCTGCATGGCGAACTTCCGGACGACGTAAAAGACCGCTACAAAGTAGCCACAAAACAACTGCAGCGGTTGCAAGCCGGCGACATGGTGCTGGAACTTTCACCTGGTGGCAACGATGCCGGGAGTGAGTATCGCAGCAACAAAACCAGCGATGACAGAGAGTTTAATCGAAAATTGTGGGATCTGTATTGAACACACGCGAATATGAAGCCGCCATCGTTCGGCAACTGGAAAAAAAAATTGCGCAGGTTCCGGCAGAGCCTTATCCGGATAATCCGCAAAGCTACCGGTTAAAACACTCTGCCGGCGTGTTGCTGGTTCGCTACGACGGCGCCCGCTATGCAGAAAGCCGGGTTGAAGGGTTGGTGCAGCAAGAAAGGCAGTTGCGTTTTCAGGTGGTCATTGTCAGCCGGAATTTGCGCGGTCAAAAAGCGCACCACGGGGCTTACGAAATGCTGGACGCCGTGCGTGCTGCGCTTACCGGATATGTGCCGGAAGGCGAAACCAATCCGCTCTTTCCGGTTCGAGAATCTTTTATCAGCGAAGTGGGCGGTATCTGGCAATACGGCATAGAGTTCGCTTTAAATACAGTTTACACAGAGTTAACAGTTTAACGGAGGTTTAAATAATGTTTAAGAATATCTTATTGGCGATTTTGGGCACCATCGCACCGTTTCTTTATAGCTACCTCACCGGGGCGCTGCCGGGTTTTCCGCTGGATGCTCAAACTTTTTCGGCGCTGCTGGTTTGGCTGGTGGGGCTTTTGGTGGGCGGTTGGTCTGCGGCAAAAGCAAAGCTGGAGTATACGGTAAAAACTAAAGGCGCTGCAAAACTCAATCGCAATTTTTATGTCAAACAACAATAAATTAAATATCGCCTCCGGAGCGGTCGAAGTGTATTTGTCCGCATCCGGAGCAGATCCGTTTGATCTTTCAAAATGGATTTACCTGGGCTGGTGCCTGGGAAGAAGTGTGCGCTACCAAAAAAGCGGACGGGTAAAAATACGATTGAGCGGCTATTATTACAGCGCCGGCAAAGAATACCGCTTTTCAGCAACAGGTATCCAAGATGTTCTGTTAAAGTCGGCGCAGTTGGCAGCTATCGAAAAAAGCAAAGTTGATATTTTGCTCGTCGAGAATCAAAACAGTCGCATTGTTTTCAAAGGGTTCTCTTTGTTACAAGTTCCGGTGTTGGGGTTTGATCAAAAAACACCGTTGCAAAACAAAATAGAAGCGATTCGGTTTGCCGGACGCACCAGTCAAACATTAGAGTATCGACAATTAAGTGATTATATCGGTTTGAATTTAGCGGTTTATTAGAGGTAAAGGCTTGGCAAGATTTGCAATTACATTGGCAAAAAAAGCGGACGACGGCAAATATATTGCCCAGGGCGGCAAGGTATTAAAGTTGTATCGATACGATGCCGGGCAACCCAATAACCGCGGCGCCCTGGTCGGCACATTTACGGAAAGCCCGGCTGACTCGGGGCAATATTACATCGACGTGTTACAAACCGACATGTATGTTGTTACGGTTACCGACGGAGCGGAAAGCAATCTGCCCGGTTATGAAGGCGTTAAAATATTTGTCAAAGCAGGCAGCAACGACATTGAAGATAACGCCATATCTTCAACACACATCTACCCCAACAGCGTCATTCGGGAAGATCTCGAACAGTTCATCATCGGCAACCAGCAGTTAGATACGGCAGCAGTGACAACCGCAAAAATAGCAGACGGCAGTGTTACCATGCCCAAATTAGGCACCGATGTGATTAACTATATCGATAACAGCGGTGGCGGTTACCCGCCGGACAACATAACAATTGGTCTTGATGCAAGTAACCGGTTGCAGGTTCTGGACGGTGGTATTAATGGCGCCACCAAAATAGCCCAGGAAACGATTACAGGCGACAGACTGCAGGACGAAACGATTGAAAGCAGAAGTTTTCAGGCTGATACAATTTACCCCGAGCATACAATTCCAGGATTTTTAGATTCAAACAGTTTTGAGCGAGCCGGGCAACCGACGACTTGGCGCTTAAAAAACGGCGGCATCACAGGCACAAAAATTAATATCGCCGGCACTTTTGAAGGGCAACAATTTGAAAAACAAGTGTTGATTCCGGGCATTTTTGAAATAATAAAATTGAAGCAAAGTTTTTTAAATACAATATCCGGTATTGCTTTTTTTGCCGATGTGGTAAAATTTGGTGCAGACAATACCGGCGCGCAATCATCATCACAGGCATTTCAAGATGCAATCGATTTTTTATATAATAATCACGGCGGCGGTATATTGGTAATTA